ACGTCATATGTCTCTAGAGCATTGGTATCAACAGCCATAACATTTATCCTCGAGTTGATCGTCTAGGAGGCATAAATAGGGTCTGCGCCACATCATCGGGATGACCCGACTTCCTAGCCTTGTTGAGAATGGTCTCTTCACGTTTTTTAGACGTATTAGAGGCCGGTTTAGAAGCAGCCGTTTTAAGTGTTGCTGACGGCTCAGCATTAGTAGTTTTGAGGCCGGCTTTGCGATTAAGAAGGTCAAGATATTTAGATGCATAATCAAGTACTACAAATACTCTATGATCTGTCACATCTTTAAGTTCTTGTTCCTCATAGCCGAAATGTTTGACTGCTTTCTTGATACGGTCCATAAGTACAGGTGACTTGTTTGGATCCGCCAATTCAGGCAGTTTATCCGCTAGTTGTAAAGCTTGGTCATTAAGGTACATTTCCATAGCTTGGGAGTGTAATTGCTCCTGCTTAGTTTGTGCCTCAGTGGCGTCTCTTTGTACTAGCGCTCTACGTTCCTGAAACTGCCGTTGCTCTTCACGAGCAAGTAGGTACTGCTCAGGATTCTGTTGACGGAGTAATTCCCAATTAATATTGGGCTCCGCATATGGGGCTAATGCTTCATCAAGCATCTGAAGTTTATCAAGTGTTGCTTTATTTGCATCATAAAGACTAACTAATTGTTGCTGGACTTCCTTTTTCGTTTCTGTAGCTTGCTGAAGTCGCTTCTCAATAGCGCCTTCACCACTATAAGTAGATTTGAGTTCTTTAAGTGTTACTTTCTTAATTTCACCATCTACAGGAATATCAAACTCAAGTTCTTCATCTTCTTGAGAAGAAGGTTCCTCAAGAAGAGCTAGATCTTCGGGTGATAGTTCATCAGAAGTAGGTTCTTCCTCCTCTTGAGTCGTCGGTTGGGACGGCTGCGGCCGAGCTTGCTCTGGAACAGAAGCCTTCGCGCCAATCCCAACCGGCTTAGGCTCCTGGATTGGAACAGGAGCTTTCTCGCGACCTCTTGCTGGACTACGTGGATCTAAAAGAGCCTCCATTAGTCCTTTAGAGACTTCATCACTATTGACATCAATATCATCAGCCATGGGGTTCACCAATCATTACAATTTCATTTGCATAAGACTGCAGTTTATCCAAAATACGATCAAGTGCTTTGTTTTCATAATAAAGATCTATTCTTATTTGACCTTCATTATCTTTAGACGCAAATAATTGAGTAGCAAGATCTTTCTTAATTTCACGTACTGCAGAATTAAACAATTGAGATTCTAATAGTTGCTTTATCTCCTTACAATGTTTAAAATGTCTATCATCCATTCAAAGGCCTTTTAGGTTTAGAACCATTAGGTCCTATTTGATTTGATGCATTCTCTCGAGCAACTAGCTGTGCAGTATGTGAATCCATTCCAACTTGAATAGCATCTGTGGCAAATTGTTGATTAGCTGCATCTCTTTGCTGATCAATTCTAGCAAGTTCCAAGAACATTTCTTGCTGCATTTTAATTTGAAGCTGTTGCATTTCACCTTGCATTTTAGCTTGAAGTGTAGCCATAACTTTCTGTTGCTCAAGCGTCAATTTAGCTTGAGTCATTTGAAGATCCGCTTCAGCTTTAACCTTGGCAGCACCAACAACATCAGGTGCCGGAGCAGCTTGCTGTTGAGCAGCTTGTGCAGCTTGTTCAGCTTGTTGCTGTTGAAACTGTTGAAGTTGCTCAGATGTAACTAATGGGAAGAAATCTTGAATATTTTTAAGACCTGCAAGTCTAATATATTGTTTAATTGAATTTCTAAAATTATCCCATGTTACCATAGGATTACTAAGACCAAATGTCTGTAAAATTGTTTGCTGTGTTCCCATTACGTCCTTGAGAACAAGTTGCTTCTCTTCGATGCGACCATTACCAAGACCAACATTACAACTAATATTAATTTGGTCATGCCACATAGAAGGCTGGATTTGTTTAAATCCATTAGGTACCTTAATAGAAGTTGGACCTTTTAACTGATACATAGCAACACGTAAAATAGCTCTAAACAAATCAACCATACCTGTTTCAGCTATATTACGACACATCATTTCAATACGGGCGTCACCCCCCATAACTGCTGCATTTGAAGCAACACGAGAGACAGATTGTAAAGCGTTAGGATCTAATCCCTGCGAAAGTTTAGTAACTCCTGATCGCGACTCACTTGTCTGTTGCAAATACTCGAGTACTGGTAATGTTTGACCTGCTACAAATGGTGTTACAAGTTCTTCAATCTGACCAGGTGCTTTAGTACGAATAATAGAACCTAATTCTGTACTCTTAGCATCCTCAAGATTGACTTGATTTTCATTAACAGCTGTTCTTGGAGAATTAACATATGCCACATTATCAATAATACTACGGAGAATAGAAGTCTGTGAGTCTTGGTCTTGTTCGAGATCCTCAGCAACAGATATAGGAAAAAAGACATTAGGTTCTATATCTACCATAAATAAAGCAAGAGGTATGCAATTAGCTGGTTCATTAATCATTATAGTATAATTGTTACCAGCCGCTATAATATGACGAAGTTCCGCTATTCCATCCCCATCAACATCTATTTTATTCCAAGTTTCAGTTACAAGTATACGCCTATTAAGAGGATCCATAGAAGGATCAGCATAAGCGCTAGTATCGAGAGAAAGACGTTGCGTCCTCTCATTTTTAAGTCTTGATGCATCATCACCTTCAGATATTTGAAGTAAATTCTCTACATTAAGACCCAAATCTACAGCTTCATAAATAGCCATTTCTTCTCGTGTTCCAATCAAACGAGCATCATTCATAGAAGTGGCATTTACATCAACAATTAAGGTCTCTGGAGCCATACATCCAAGAGACCATTTATTGCGATATGAAATTCTTGTGGCAACAGCTTGTTGTTGCGTTGTTCCATCACCCATGTCTTGAGGAGGACTCACCTCAGTGACCATAACTTCACCAGCTTGAATATCATTCTCAAGCTGTGCATATTCTTCTGGATCGGTTACATTAGTAATCTGATGTGATGGAACTTGAGTTTGAGTTAATGTAACTTTAATAATACCAACTTTAGCTTTAAGAGCATTAGTAACAGCTCCAACTAATGAAATATAACCTCCATATTTATGGAATACGCCATTTGTAAAAAGAGACATCTCTTTACAGATGCCTTCATCTTCTTCATCATCTGAGCTAAATTCAGCGATAGTATCACTTTGAGTAAAAACTCTTGCTACAGATGGTAAAATTGAGCGAATAGCATCCCGAACGACCGACACAGTAATTTTACTGCGGCCTGGAATCGGTTTTACGCCACACTTACCTTTAAAGTAAGCATCTGCGTTTTCCCTGGATTCTGAAATATTACTTTCAATCCAGTCTACAGCTGACTCACATTCAGACCTATATATAGTCTGTAATTGATCAGCATCTAAAGGCGCTAGCCCTTCTACAGGCATTTTATTTACCTGTAGTCTTTGGTGTCTGTCCCGGTTTCAGACTTGGTGCTTTGGGTTGCGAATTTTTAATACCACCAGATGAGAAAATTTTCTTACCTGGTTGGGCAGCCACCTTCTGTGTTGCTGCCTGTTTGTTTGGAGCCGTTCCCGGTCCTACATTGGCCATTCTCTAATTCCCTCTTTTTACGTCGTTTTTCTGCGACACGCTTATAATCACCATAAGCACGAACCCCATAAAATTTCTTGGGGAATAGTGATTGAACACTCATCATTTTAATAGAAGTCTTATTCATTGGGACTTACCTTATGCTACGTAAAGTTGCCTCTTAATAGGTTTACTCCAGTCTGATTTCTGATTCACATCCGGCATAGCCATTACACTATATCGTAGTGCATCAGCAGCATGTGACGCAAAATCATGTACTGGTGTTTCGGAGAACACCTTTCTTTTCTCATCATATTGAGAACGGTACATTCTTAAGCAATCAATTCCTTGTGAGCATTTAATTTTATCAAACCAGAACCTATTAAAGTTTACACGAACAGTATTAATTCCATCTTCAATTCTTGCTCGAGGAAGTACTTCGCATTTTAATCCTCTAGCTTCCAAAAATTCCTTTCTTGTTGTATTAGGTGACTGTAATTCTCTTGCTTCGGCATCGTGAGGAAGAAAGTTAGTTATGATTTTGAATGGTAATGTTTTAATCCAATCTACTGCGTCTTGGAGCCCGGAATCCGGCTTGAATCCTTCGTAATAGGCGATGAAGTGCCATTCGAGGTTGACTCTTTGGTAAATCCAAATTGCTGTGGCTCCTCCCAACCCCAAATCCCAACCCGCATAAGTATCAGCAGCACGATCATGAGAGCAAATACCAATCCGGTGATCGACATCAGCAAGGTTGATTTCCTCTCCGTAGAAAGTACCTGTAACCGCTGCTTCAAAGTCACATTCATATTC